CGACCCCGACCACGACCACGACCCAGACCGATACTTATTCTTAATCGGCCTACGCATTATTTCAAAACCATGAAGCTCTCTACGGAGTTTAATCGCAGATAAAGAACGTGTGGTAATTTCTGTGCATCTTTCCATGTTGAAGAAGATAGTTCACCTGTCTCATAGACAATGCTCGCTTCTTCTAACTTAATATCTCGTGTGTTCACGCCAACTAATTTACCCGTATAAATATAGTTCATGCAAAAGAACGTCACTCGTTGCCCGACTAAACTCAAAAGACCCTCTTGCTTGTTTTCTACTAATACCTTCATTTTGTTTCTCCTTTGTTATTTGGTTTCATCTACTTCCGCGCCTTTGTTGGATGGGTTCATCGCATCAGTATCAATTTGCCGATTAGAATCGGTATCAAAATCGGAGCTAAGACAATTGCTAAAAATCCAACACAAAACAATTTAACTAATTTCATCTCTTCCCTCTCCCCATCGCGGCGCTTGCTAGCTGGTTCATTTCACAACCTCGTAAGTAGTCACAGCATTCTTACCCTCAAAGTCGGAGCTAAATCGAGCAAATCCGTCTTGAGCAAGCTGCGGGTCTGTTTTTTGGGTGTCGGTCATTTTATTAAGATCCCCACTTTATTAAGATCATCTTGATAATCGTCGCATCTTAATAAGTTCATTTCTCACCCTTAAGAATCCGTTCAATTACAAAGAGAGCTTCACACTTGTCGCATTTATATTCCATGCAAACGCATTGGCAACTGAACTTCATTAACCCTCCCACAGCAACCTCAAGCGCATCTGCAAGCCTCGGCACGAGCTGTCGTGATTCGGCGATGAATACAGCATCCTTATTTTGTCCAGGTGACTTAACTTCGCATAGCTCGCCGCCATACCCATAGCTGTGCCAAACATGATTTATTGCCGACGCATTCCAAGGTCCACTCGTCGCCCTGCTTTCAAGCTCCCTCGCCCGTTTGATGTATGTGGTGATTGAATTCATTTCGGCTTATTCCTTAAGCATTTTTTACAGGTTACAAACTTCCAAAACTTTGTGTGGCCAGAATTAGCAGATAAACGCGTTTCACAAAGGTATGAAATAAATCTACTATAACCCCAAAACTCTTTATGTATCGGTTTCATTCCTTGTTTCCTGCAAAATATTTTCAAGTCTTTCCACTTTTTCTTCCAAATCGGTAATGATTTTATTCCTTAAAATATCAGGGTACTTTTTAAGAAGCTCCATTCTCAAAGAGTGCGCCCAAGAATAAGGGCTGTCCTCCGAAGATATTTCTTTAAGGAACTCCTCCTTAACTTCATCGCGCAGGGCATTCTTAAAGTTTTGATGTGAGTCTGTAATTGCGTAAGGAGTTATATCACAGTACAGCTTCGATAGGAGGGTTTCGGCGGCATCAGCCATTCTCTTTTTAAATTCTTCTATAAGTTCTTTTTGAGCAATCTCAAACTTTGAGTCAATCTCACTCATTCTCATCCTCTCCTAAATTCATACGGTTCAATTCAATCTGGCAAGCATCGCAAGCGCATTGGATGCACGATTCTAAGGCAGAATTCCATCCGGCTTTGAAGTCTTTCTCTGCTTCTTGTAAATCATAACGATGGACGTAGTGTTTTTTGACGTATGCTTTCGCTTTCTCATCGCGGGGGGTTGTCATTTCTTAATCCTCGTTTCAGCACACGCGCCGGAACAAAATATAAATCCATCCATAGCCCATCGCACTGTCTTAATCTCTTTACCGCAAGTGTGGCAGCGTTTTGGTTTACCATCCTCAACGTCCTCGAATTCCTTAAGCGCATCATCAAGAGTATCAACTTCGCCGGGAAGGCTTACTCCTTCAGCAAAGAGTTCCTCAATTAAAATTCTAGCCAACATTGCAATCCTTTCCAATCGCTCTAATCTTATTTTCTCCAGCCCTTGCTCTGAGGCGCGAGGAGTGTTTTTATTCATACTGCCTTTTTTAGTAATTTCAAAAGTTCATCTGCAAAATATATCCACGCTGCCGACCTCGCTGCCGACCATGCTGCCGACTCCGCTGCCGACTCCGCTGCCGAGTACGCCGCCGACTCCGCTGCCGAGTACGCCGCCGACTCCGCTGCCGACTCCGCTGCCGACTCCGCTGCCGAGTACGCCGCCGAGTACGCCGCCGACTCCGCTGCCGACCTCGCTGCCGAGTACGCCGCCGACTCCGCTGCCGAGTACGCCGCCGAGTACGCCGCCGACTCCGCTGCCGAGTACGCCGCCGACTCCGCTGCCGACCACGCTTTAGAACCAATATCCTTACGTTTCCAAAGGGCAATTGAACCCTTCACCGCCTTTTTTACATCAGGATATTCCTTATGATCAAAATTCTTTAAAGTGTTCTCTAGAATTATGACCATAAAGGGACCTTTTATTTTCTCTAGATCAACTCCGATAGGAATAGCTTGGGCAAATTCTACAGGCCATTTTTTAGATCGGGAAAGCGGGAGATTTTCAAAAAGACAGTCTTCAAGTCCGGCTAACCATTCTGGAATGCCTAAATGTATAGGGTAGACCGAATGGTCAGAATGCTTTAAATTCAATCCCTTTTTAACTGAAATACTTTGGATACTACATCCAACCGCGCAACCTTTACCATCGGTTCTCCAGTATGACCCCTTTACAAAATCATCGGCCTTTTGATGCAATTTCAATTCGGCTACAAAATCCTTTTTACTAATGGTTTGTTGATATGATTTCATAATATTAGATTTATTCATTTGCTTTTAAAACCTCGTCTCGACAATTGAGTGTTGAAAAATATTGCAAATACTTTGCGGTACTATTCATGTTCTTATGACCCATTAGTTTTTGTGTCAATAGCAAATTCCCCTTGGTTACTTCAAATATCCGTAAAGCCCAAGAATGCCTTAGCCCATGAAGACTTACGCCATAATAACCACCAAAGATTGCCACTGAAAGCTTGCTCCAAATTCGTCTCAAATCCCGCGCTTGGTGCTCGGGATTGAGCGAGTTTGATATCAAATCTCCAGCCCTTGCTTTACGCGCGAGGAGTATATTGAATAATGGCTTTACTCGCTCAATGAGATCTAGACTCATGGGGACTAGACGGGACTCCGAATCCTTCAGCGCTTTGACTTTCAAGCATCGAGCTTGAACGTCTAAGGAATTATGGGTTAGTGCCAAGGCTTCAGATTGCCGCATTCCAGTGTAGACAATGAGTTCAAGTATTCGTGCGGGCATTGAATCGTCTTGTTTCAATGCCTGTTTCAGTAACTCATACTCGGATGGTGTTAAGTGTTTTCGATTCATACAATCCCCAGACCACGGCAAACCCTAAAGCCTATCGCAAGTGTTGCAACTAAGAGCGTTCCACCGATTAGAATATAAATCGCCATGACAAAAAGCGCTGTTAATAATTGGGCAATGTTACTCATATCAATCCTCACTTTCATTTTGGTTATCGTCGTTAATATCATCGTGTGACATAATGTCACTATCGTCGTCGTCCATTGAATCGTCTAAATCAGGATCACTCAAAGCGTAGTATTTTTGGTGCGAACGCGGCGGCCAATGCCCATGCCGCTTTTTGATAGGTTTATAATTTGGATCGAACGATATCGTTAACACCAAAATAAGGGTACTTAGCGCGGGATTGATCATAAGTCACTTTCCTTTCGAATAGTATTCATAATCGGTCGCGACGTGTCGAATAGTAAACGTCGGCAATTCAGATTTTAATTGCTGTACCCTTTAAAGATGCATTGCATGAGTCACAATGTGTTGGTGTTTCAAACTCCGAACGGCACCATGCATTGCAGTTTTTGCATTCTACTGATTTATAAAACTCTAAAAACTGTTTTATTTGTTTTTTGTATTCTACCCTAGTGTAACTCTCGGGTAGTTTTTCATAAAGAGTATCGAATTCGTTACAACTGGCGCCACTACCCGCCCATTGTTCAATTACAATAGCATCAAACCCTGAACTCAACGCTAGTCCAATATCACAACAATTGTCCGTGCATCCGCCATGTTGTTGTTCCACCAACTCAAAGCATCGGTAGATTTTATCTGCTTTACTCATGACTCACCTAACCCTTCTTTTAAAGTCTTTAGAGCGTATTCAATATTGCTTTTGAGTTCAAGACACGCTTGGTTTTTCATATCGTGTTCAATTGCAATCTCGTATAATTCCGATTCAAGATTTTAGGCTTTAACGTGACACATTCCCAAAGTATCAGTACCAGTTTCACCTAAAGCCATGACTGTTACTTTCAACCAAGCGTTGACCAATTCACCACGATTGAAACGCTCTATGTATTCCTCATTTTCTTTTTCAGTATCAAAGGCAACGTGTACCGGCTCGTCTTCGTATTCCCACGAATAGTGGACTTTAGTGGGTATGTGTTTCAATTCCCCTTTGGAATTCCTGATCATCAAAAAAGTATCTTCAGTTTTAAATTGATTTAAAGACATATTAACTCCATTTCGATTCGTTAGTGAATAGTTCTTTAGACGTATCGCCGGTTACCGCATTGGTATAAACCACATAAGTATTCCCTTTAATTCGTCTCAAGTCATAGCAATCTAAATTCCAAAGGCATTTTAAAGCTTGATTGATCACAAGGCGAGTAGACACTGTGTCGTATCCACCATTGTTAAGTGTTGCAATCCATTTTCGGTTTTTGCCTTCTTTGGCACTGAATACCAAAGTGTCGTGGAGTAACACCATGATGTATCCGGCGTGACAAACTACTGCAAGCGATGGTGTTTTAACGCCTTGATCAAGAGTGAATGAACGATATTTTTTAAACATATTAGGCTCCTTTCATTAGTTTGAGAAGTTTAGACACTGACACTTTGGCATTCCGTTTAAACTCAGGTAACGATTTTGCATTGAATGAGTCTTCGAATAGTGTTGGGAGATACTTGTCTCGAAAGTACGGCGCATCTTCGTTGCCACCGCTCATAACTAAGTAGAATTGCATAACCCCATTCTCATCGAGTCCTTCGAATTTTAACCATATCTTGAGATAAGCGTCACAATGCTCGTCACACTCATGCTCTTCGTCTTTACAATCTTCAGGGATATAACATTCACCAAAATCAACAAAATCAAAATTATACCTTTCGCATTTAGGAAGATGCTCGGTGAGGACCATGCCGCCACAATTATGGCTATATGGGATAAAGCCGTCTCTCGAAGTGTATTCCGCTTCGTGTAGTTCAATTGTGTCAGACCAATAGCTTGACTCTTTTAAATAATCTTGGAGCGGCTTCATTGCATGGACCATGAAGTCCTTCAATCCAGCAATCTCGTTGACACCAATTTTATAAGCCTTATCGTTAATTTTTAAATTGCCATTATACATATTATCCTCCGATCAACCATTTTGCAGACATTGAGACGAAACCAACTTCACCAAACACCAAACCATAAGTCGCGACACTTAGGCAAAATGCGGCAAAAGCGGCGCTTAGGCTTGATGCAATTTTAAATTCCAAATTAGATTTATACATATTAATCCTTTCGATTTATAGATAGTTGTATCCGAATTTAGGATCGGTATAGATGCGTTCGATAATCTCGAGTTCGGTCATGCCCACGAAGGTTTGAAATTCTTCGTCGGATAACTCTTCGAAGCTCATGGCGGCTTCTTCAGTGCAAACCTCGTGTCCGTTGATCATCACCAAGCTTGGGTTCATTGAGTCTAAGAGTGAGTTTTTCATATTCAGTTACCGTCCTTATGCATTGATATATTGCAGCATCGGTGCCAGCTTGGTTGCCGGTTATATTCGATAACAGGCAATATGTGTTGAATGACTTTTATACAGTGAGGACAATTAACGGCAAGTCGTTGTATTTATTAAATAGGGATTATGCATAAAGTGACGGATTTTGTCATTGTGGCTTGGTGTAGGTTAAAACCGACACAATGCGGTGTATCATATATCCGGCTTGCCATTATGGCGCTATAGCGTTAAAGCGCTTTACATATAGCGTTAGCGTTATGCAGCATTATAGATAATTGATAGCCTTTTGCCCACACTCCCAATGAAAATGCCCACATTGCCGCTTGCCGGTTATGTCTTAACCGGACGGATCCAATAGAATCAATAGCTTATACCATCCTAACCCCTGTCACTCCCTTTCCCCATCACATTCTCCAATCATTCCCATTCCTCAATCGGGATGGTTGATGTGCGTTGTAAGTATTTGAAATGATTGGATTGCAATGGGAATGGTTGAGTGAGGGGGTGCCGGTGCCGACGCGACCGCCCGCCCACCCATTGGCATTACTGCCGTCTGAAGGACTTTGTGGATTCTCACGACACAGTGCGTAAACAGCCCTGGAAGGCTCGTGGCTGAGATTTAGTCTGGAAATGAGGGGTAGGCCGCAGGCAACACCACTACGTTGAACCTACCCCCTGTAGTCAGGGGTCTAATCGGGTTTGGAGGGAAGAGGGACAAGGCCATATGCCTTCTCGAGCAGTCTGACAAAATCCTCAAACGGCAGAACAGCCATGGCTGGCTTATGGTCCGCAGACGCCACGAGCACCGGGACATCACCAAGCTCGGGGGAGCACTGGATCTCCTCGATGGTGTTGATCGAGACGTACTTCCGGGTCTTCTTGCATTGGATTCGGAAAGGCCCCGCATTGGCTATATCGACTCCCAGGCAATCGTCGATCTGATATTCAAGCTGGCGCTTGGCCTGGGGGAAAATGTGGCGCAGGGCAATCGCGGTGGACCTTTCGAAACTGTGACCTTTTGTTCGACTAAGTTTGCTCATGGAACTGAGGATGCCTCGGTGTCCGATTGAGATCAAGATTCTTTCGTGTTCCCAGGGGGTCCTCCGGGATTCAATTCCTATACACCCTACGCGATTGCCTGTATAATATAGTCTCCTATTCGTCAATACTATAGTTCTATAGAGTGTATAGATATAGAGGGAACAGAGGGAACAAGGGAACAATCTAGTAAAATCAAGGCCAAAAGTTCCCTCTGTTCCCTCTTAATCAACATTTTGAGACCAAAACCTAAAAGTCTTTTTTCCAACTCTGCGCTTTCGCTTGGTGAAGTTTAAGCTTCGAAAAGCAGAACCCAGTCTATTTTGTCCCGTTTTGTCCATTTTGAGGGAACGCAGATCCTCGATGCCTTTGCAGGAAGAGAGCCTTGCTTGGTCCATAAAATCGCTCATTGTGAACTCATTTTTGAGGTTCAATTCCGGGTGATCTAGGAGGTTCTGAACTGACTCTGAAAGGATGTCTTTTATGAGTCTGTCATCTTGCATTTCGAGAGCCTGATCCCACTCGGGAGTTCCTCTTTCGAGATACAGTTTCTCACCCAGATCGAGAGCAAATTTTGCCTCAGCAAAGAGTTGATCTCGGTTCTTTTCTAGCTTCTTAAAATTGCATTGATTGACGCGTACCGGCCAGAAACGTCTATTCCCGCTTTCGTCCTTCAGATACTCCTCGCCGTTGGTCGTCCCAATGAAGATGCACTGGCGGGGCACCAGTTCATGTTTCCTGCCGTATGGTGCTCGAATGTAGTCGGCTTGGGTGGTGATAAAAGCCTTCATGGTTTCAAGGTCTCCCTTTTGCAGTGCAGCAAGTTCTCCCATTTCGATAATCCATTTGGAGCGTAAGCCCAAGGCCGCGTCCTTATTGCGTACGTCCAGGTAGCTGTCAGAGAAGAAAGCGTCTCCAGCTAGGATGCGTGCAGCCCACGATTTTCCTATTCCTTGGTTTGGATTCTCGAGCACCAGGATTGAATCGGCTTTGCATCCAGGTTCGTAGATCCGCTTTACCGCTGCGCACAATGTTTTTCTTGACACCGCTCGTAAGTATTCCGTAGGGCCTTCGGCTTCGAAAATATCTTCGAGCCAGGTATCTAATCGCGGTTCACCATCCCAATGGAGTTCGTCTAAGTAATCCCTAATGGGATGATATTTATTCTGGTTAGCCATGATGCACACCGCAGCTACGACTTTCTGTTCGGCTGGTTCAAACCTAAAGTGCCGATCTAGCCACGACCCAATGAGTTTAAAGTCGAGATCCGTAATATGGGCATCAGCCTTTCCGCCCCACGGTGTGTCGATGGCATAGGAATCGCTATTGGCAAATTCATCGAATTTAAATACGCGAGATCCCAGAACGCTTTTAATGGCGATCATTATATTATTGACCGTGGACCTCGGGGGGCCGTTGACTTGAGCGCGGACTAGCTCTTGGGTTTCGGGGATGACCTCGCGCGCTTGAGCTTCAGCCTCCGTATCGTCTAAGGTCTCAGTAATCACCTCACGTTCGAATTCAACACTTGAAGTAGCCAGTTCTTCGGCTCGGCGCAGAACGTATTTGTCCACCCATTGAACTGCACGTTTTCGGCTAGGATTCTTAGTATGGTCGAAAGCCACTTGCCCTAAGAAATTGGCCGGATTGGTGAGTTCAGATCGCATTTGGTTCTTAGTGAATCCGGCTTTAAACATGGCGATAGCCACACCTAAGATTGCCGCAGATCGATCTTCGACCCCTTTCCCGTTGACCAATTGCTGATAAGCCCCTTCGTCGAGATCCGAAAAGAGTAAATCGACCTCTTCTGCCGTAAAGTCTTGAATTGACGCACTCTGTCCGGTTTCGCTCTCTTTTAGGCAAGAGATAAAATCGATGCAGGGCATTGCTAGGCCCTGGTGAACCCATTCAGTTCGCCACTTATATTCTTTGCCGGTATCGGGGTGGATTGAAGGTGGGAGCACCACTTGAGCCCCTTGGCCTAAGAGTTGGATTTCCCATTTGTCCTTTTCTCGCACCAATACTTTGGTTTTTGTTGGTGTTGAAGTAAGTGCATAAATATGCATCGATCCGTTCCCACGACCGGACATGACTACGGGTCCGTAGCCTTTGATCACCTTTTTTAAGGCGTCATTCATTGTTTGCAGGTAAGCCGGGTCTTTCACATCGCAGTCGATCACGGCTAAATATTTGCCGCTAACTACTGATGCTTCACCCAGTCTAACGCCCATGTTCATTCCGGGTCGATATTGTGCGCGAAGTTCTTCTAAAGTCTTCCGAGGCCCTTCGGTCCACTTGGTTCCAATCGGTCGTTTTGATTTTGGGTGTAGCCAATGAATGGCGAATCCTTGAGCGTGAAGACGCTCCATTTCTTTTAACATGGTGTTACTCCTGTATGAAAAAGGTTAACCGAGAGTTTTGTAAAAGTCCGTGACTTGTAATTGGCCCTTCGCCATTCGAAGTAATTTCTTAAGGGTTCTAGGTCGTGGGACCGTTGATCCGTTGAGCCAATAGTAAATTGTGAATCGCGTTATGCCTAAGCGCTTGCTTACTTTACCGGCCCCGCCGTTGTTATTAATCCAAGTTCTGAGTCGCATTGGTTCTCCTTCCAAGAGTTGTTAAAATAGGTTTATCCATTTCATTTGTATTTATTTAAAAGTCAAGGTAACCCTCGTTGTAAGAGGAAACGACTATGAAACTTAAATTATTTGAATACGCAGTTTTGTTGCACCCTGAAGAAGACAAAGACGGTAAAGTCATTGGAAAAACTGAAGTCATTAAATTGCCTTCGGTACTGCTTGCCAAAGACGAAAAGCAAGTGGGAATATTGGTTGCTCGAGAAATTCCTAAGGAACACATTGATACTTTGGACCGAGTGGAGATTATCGTTCGCCCTTTTTAGATAGGCTCGTATCGCGTCAAGAATCAATACGAGCCTTTGAACAAGCGCGCCAACAACAACAAATAGTAGCCGATTCTTTTGCGGGATTAACGGGTCAGATTAATCCCCCAGGGCTACAACAACAATGTGCTCAACAAGGAATGGCCCAACAAGGAATGGCCCAGCAACAAGCTTTGCAGGGTTTTTACAATTCTTTGGGACAAAGCAATTCTACTTCTTTCAATGCGGCCAGTTTAAAGTCTTAACAAAATGACAACTCTCGAGTACCCTGAAGATCTCCGAATGAGCACCAAGCTAAAAGACCAATCTGATAAGTCGGCAAGAATTAAACCAAGCAAGACTACAATCACTAAGGAACCCTGGCTTGGTGCCATTCGGTATCCTAAAGGTCTTCATCCGAAACTATTTCAGTTTGAAGCAATTCGCTTCGCACTCGAGCGCAATCGTTCCTACTTGGCTCTAGATCCAGGACTTGGGAAAACAATCATTGCGGCCTTAATCGCCAGAAATTTGGCTCATCTTGATGTTTGGTACGTTTGCCCCCCGTTTTTAGTTGAGAATACCTATAGCGAAATGCTTAAGTGGAATGAAGAATATTTCCATAGGCTCACCGTAATTCCTGATAATAGGCTTGATAAATTTAAACCAAAAAGTAAAGATCCTGTATTATTGATCGTAGATGAAGCGCACCGATTTAAAAACGAAACGGCAAAGAGGACAAAATCTCTTTTCAATATTCTGTTTCCTTGCGCTTCTCGCTGCGTATTTATGTCAGGCACACCCATGCCTAACCGACCTATTGAGCTTTTTCCTGTTCTATCTGTGGCTGCTCCAGAGACGATAGATTTCAAGAATCGGTTTCAGTATGGGCTTAGATATTGTGCTGGTTTCCAAAATCAATGGGGTTGGGATTTCACGGGCGCAAGTAATGTGAGCGAATTAAGTTTGAAAGTTAAATCCAACTTCATGCTTAGGATGCGTAAACGTGATGTGCTAGAGGAATTGCCAGATAAAATGGAAGAGATGATTATTTTGTCAGATGAGATGCCAAAGGCTGTCGGAGCTTTGGATAAATCCATTCTGAAAGAGTATTCGCCGGAAGATCTCATGAAACATACTTTGGATAGTCCGCATACCGCTACCTATCGAAAGGAACTAGGGAAAGCCAAATGCAAGTTCGCAATCGAGTTCTTAAAAGATATTCTAGAAAATTCAAACGAGGCCCTCTTAGTATTTGCCATCCACCGGGATGTAATTGCCAAATTGAGTTGGGCTCTTTCGGAATACAACCCGGTTGTGATCACCGGAGAAACTCCGACTCACAAGAGAAACGATTTGGTAAAAGGTTTTCAGATGGAAGGTGGTTCAAAACTTTTCATTGGCAATATTCAAGCTGCGGGCGTGGGTTTCACATTGACAAGATCAGCCCGAGTAGTGTTTGTAGAGTTCGATTGGGTGCCGGGCAATAACGAACAGGCTTCGGATCGCGCTCACCGTATCGGTCAGAACCGAGACGTTTTGGTTTCGTATTTGGTGTTTAAGAATTCCATAGACAGGACGGTCTTGGAAACAATCTTACGGAAGAGAAAATCAATCAATCTAGTATGAAAGGTATTTTATGATTAGGCTCATTATTGAACTCGATGGGTTACTTGCAGACGCAGTAGCCAAGGCCGTAGCCAAACCAACCGGCGCGTTGACTGATGCCGCGTCCCACGCTCAAGCGGCTGCACCTAAGAAAGCTCCGAAGGCTGAAAAGGCTCCTGAACCTGAAGAAGATTTGGGCTTTGAAGAAAAGACCGAGAAGCCAAAAGAACTGACTCAGTCGGATATCATTGACGCATTCCGCGATTATGCGGAAAAGAATTCGCGAGAAAAGGCTAAGGCCGTTCTTGAGAAATTCAAAGTGAAATCAGTGAAGGATTTGAAGTCTGAAGATTACCCCAAGGTATTGGCTATTCTGACAAAGTGATAGTCTAATAAGAGACTTCCCCCAAGGGTTAAAAATGGGTTATCCTTGGGGGAGTTATCTCACCTAAAAATTCAAGGAAGGATTTCATGAAAAATATAATTCTCATTTTGACTCTGGCCTTTGTTTCGGCCTGCGAACCGGCTTACGCAGCACCAGCCAATCCTCACTCGAACGATATCGGGGACAATGTTCCGGTCGATCAAATTCAAACAGGAGCGGCTGGAACTCCTGTCACTAATTACGTGAAGCGTAAGATCGCCTTTGGTGTTGACGGAACCGATATCGATGTCAGTTCTACAAACCCTTTTCCGGTAACTTTACTTGGTTCCGGCGGGAGTGGATCGGCGTCTGTTAATACGGGCGGTAAGGCTGTCATTGCTTCGGTCTATAATGCATATGCTTCTACTAATGTAACCACGAGTACTTGGACTCAACTTGTGGCTTCTACAAGTGGAGTTATTAATTCTTTCGATGTCTCAGATACTTCAGGTCAAGTGATGGAGTTGGGAATCGGAGCGAGTCCCACACATTTGATTTATATTCCCCAAGGCGGAAATGTTTCAATCATTCCAGCTTTGATTGCTACCGGGACTAAGATTTCGATCAGAGCGGTTACGGCCAATGCTACTAGCGGATTCTTGACAATTAATTTCTACCAATAAGGGGCGTATGAATAAGATATTTGCACTATTGCTTTTTTGTTCGACTGCTGTAGCTGGTCCCCCAGTTACTTGGGGTCCGGGATGTGCTTCGGGGATTTTTAATCTCCCCCTTAATGCGTGTTTGTCTACTGGTGGAGGTGGATCTCCTGGGGGATCTTCAGGGACGGTTCAATACAATAACTCTGGCGCATTTGGCGGATTCGGATCTTGGGACGGCTCTACGCTCACCGTGCCAGGCGATTTGATCACAAACGGAACCGGAAATGTCTCCATAGGTGGTCGGCTATATTTCGGGGCAATACCAACTGGTCCAACTATTTACTCTAGTAACGGGTCAGACCTTGTAACGGGTTCTGGAAATATTTTGGATGACAGTGCTGGAAATGCGCAATTTGCTGGTTGGTCTTTTAACGCAGATGTACTTGCTGATATTGCGGGAACAATCCAATCAGAAAATTTATGGTTGAATGGCTATAGCGGTGTAGCCAATCTTGGCGTTAGTGCATCTAGTGCTGGTCAAACGTACATTGAATTTGTTCAGACAAACCCAAATAGTTCAGATAAGTTTTTTGTAATTTCTAATACGGTCGGTGGTACCCCCGTTATTAGCTTTAATTCAGACGGTTCGGGCTATGTTGGTGGATCATCAAACACAGTAACGTGGGACGCTCTGGGTAATTGGACTTTTGCAAATGCAGGCGTTGTTAATTTGAATGATTCGAATATAAGTGGATCACGTTCTATCACATTTTCCGGTGGAACTGGACAAATTGCAGGAGCCGGTAATAACGGCGTAGGTCTTTTTGATGGTGTAGGTAATCCCATTGTCTCCACGTCTTATCTTTCAGGCGTTCAGGGTCTTGGATTTTTCAATACAACGCCCGTTCCTCAACAAAGCGGAGATGTGGCTACTGCTCTTTCAAACTACGGTCTAGTCACATCGCCCATTGTGAACTCCTCTGTCACGATGACGAGCAACACGACTGCAACGGCTACGTTCAACACTTCTAAAAATGATGAAACCATTTATGACACTTCAACAACTTTGATCACGGCCTTGACCATTGCTCTCCCTAGCACGACAAGAGTAGGGCAGACATTGAGATATGTTTCAAATAGAACTGTAACCACTACGACCGTAACGGGTACGGTGACTGTAGGCGCGTCACCGACTCTTGCTCAAAACACTGCAATTGCTTACCAAGCGATAAATACAACCGGATCTTTTATAAGGATTCAATAAGGAGAAATTTATGAGACTTTTAATTTTACTTTTATTTTCGATCACGGCTCAGGCCGGAATTATCGTCCTGCCAAGTCCAGCGCCTAGCGACTATCCGACGCAGACGTTGAACTTCGTCCAGTCGTCCTCTACAAACCTTTACACTCAACTCACTCGGGCAATGGGGATATTCTTTAAAATGGCATGGCAAGATCCAAACCCAACACACAGCCCCGGTGCGTTCTTCGGAGCACTTGGAACCAATTGCGCTCAAGCACATGAATTATTCTTAGGCGAAAGCGCAATCTTAAATGCCGCAAAGCCAAGCTCGGTTCCATCTGAGCCGGGTACAGTCACAGAAAATAGCGACGGCACTTGCACGGTTGTCATGCCAAGCCCTAGCCCGAGTCCGAGTCCTTCGTGAAACTGACTTTAGATTTTATGGCAATCGGGACAATAGTTATTTTGGGGTTTGACTATTACATTTATCGTACTAGAGGGGTAAAAGACACCATTTCAAGAGCAACAATTAAGTATCCAATTATCTCATTTGCTTGGGGCGTATTAATCGGTCATTTATTTTTCTAGGAGTAATGAATGTCATCCAAAAAACATGCGAAGTTTTCTGCCAGCGGTGCGTATCGTTGGCTAAATTGTGCGGGCTCCATTGCGCTCTCTGAGAAAGCGCCACCACAGCCCGATAGTCCATATGCCGCCGAAGGGACTCTTGCCCATGAGTGTTTAGAGAAGTTCCTACGAAGTAAGCGACCCTATTCGGAATCTTTTTTACTGAAAGGAAAATATCCCAATGACATGTTGTCCCATGTCTTTGACTCTTTCAAGATCATCGAACAAAGGAAGAAAAAGAATGCTGACTTTCTCGTGGAAACAAAAGTTGATCTTAGCTTTATTTATCCTGACACTTTTGGGACTGTGGACGTTGCCATCGCTGAAGAGTTCGGTGAGTTGGACGTTATTGATTTTAAGTATGGTGCTGGTATTCCGGTTGATCCAGAAGAAAACCCCCAACTCATCTACTACGCTCTCGGAATTGCCCATCTCTACGATTTCAACTTTAAACACGTTAACCTCATTATCGTCCAGCCACGCACACCACATAGCGGAGGAATATTCAAGACCTGGAGAATCTCCATTGAAGACCTTATTATGTGGAGAGAAAGATTCGAGAGTGGAATACAAAGAGCTACCGCCCTTGCCCCAAAACTTAGTGCAGGCGATTGGTGCAAGTTCTGCCCAGCAGCATCGATATGTCCAGAAATATCACAAAACGTGCTTAAACAAGCTCAGATCGATTTTGAGCCGGAGTTAGGTATTGTTGAATTACCGCCTACCCATGAACTCTCCAATGAACGCCTAGGTATTACGCTTGAAGCCGTAGAGCGTCTTGAGACCTGGATTGGTGCTTTAAGGGCTCATGCATTTGAAGCTATGAAACGAGGCGAAATAGTTCCTGGTTGGAAATTAGTGCCAAGACGCGCTACCCGAAAATGGGAAAATCCTGAGAAGGTCGAGAAAGAAGCTAAAAAGAAATTTGGGCTTAAAGCCTTTGAGACTTCTCTTTTGTCCCCTGCACAATTTGAGAAGAAGGTTGACAAGGCTTTTGTGGAAAAGTATTGCGTATCAGTGAGCAGTGGAGTGACCCTTGCTCATGAATCAGACAAGCGAAGCGGGATAAATCCTGTCGATGCTGATTTTACATGTCTCGAATAATCTTGAAAAAGGAAAACATATGACTGACAAAAATGCAGATAAACGCGTCTTGACCCCTGAATTTAGAGTTTCATTCCCTTCTGTTTTTAAGCCCTATTCTTATGAAGGACAACCTGCCAAATTCGTAATCACCATGCTTTTTAATAAAAAGGTGGATATTACCGCTCTTAAAAAGGCGGCCTTTGCTGCGGCAACCGAAAAGTTTGGTCCAAAAGAGAAATGGCCTAAGAATTTAATGCTCCCCTTCTCCGATGGTGATGAGAAGAGTGATCTTGATGGGTATCCCGGCAACATTATTGTTAAAGCGTCATCTAAAAATCGCCCAGGAGTGGTCGATTCCAAGAAACAGCCTATTACTGAAGAAGACGGGACCTTTTTTGCTGGATGTTACGCCCGTGCTACTCTTTCGGCATTCTCTTGGTCTAAGATGGGCAAGAACGGGGTGAGTTTCGGGCTTCAGAATATTCAAAAGATTAGGGACGGGGAACCTTTCGGTTCTCGTCGTTCTGCGGACGCTGATTTTGATGAAATCGAAGATTCAAATTTCGATGGAGGCGGTAAAGAAGCCGAATCAGATGAATTGGAATTGGGATTTTAAGTCTTAGTCATGACGGCTAGGGGTGGCGCTTGGGTTTTAGTGGACTCCGAGCGCCATTTTTAAGGATCAACTATGCAATTTGCTGTTTTCAGAGATTCAATGTGGGTAGCTGATGTCGCGGGAGCAAAATCCGCCGAGGATGCTATCACCAAGAGCAATGAGTTAGGTCTTGGTGTTAATCGAGCCGAACTTATTTCAAAAACAGATAGTGATGAGCGACCTGAACTCCTTCGTGAGACATGAATACTCAATATCTCATATTAGATTACGAAACTTTCAGTCAAGCTGATCTTAAAAAGGTCGGAGCCTATGAGTATTCTATGCATCCTAGTACTGAGATTCTTTGTGCTGCTTGGAGGTTGGGTACGATAGAAGAACTCGATTACGCCACAACGCGAGTTTGGTCAGAAGACTCTCCCGGCGATCCAATAGGGGAATTCTTAAAAGCACTTTGCGATCCCGAAGTAAAATTGGTCGCGCATAACGCTTTTTTCGAGACTGTGATCACTAAGAACGTGTTCTCGAGATATTTCAAATCAAAGTCAGAAATCGCTAGTATTGATCCTAACCGCTGGATCTGCACCGCTTCGATGGCCGCAGCGTTAGCACTCCCTCGTAATCTTGAAGGAGCCTGTCTTGCTCTAGATCTTCCCATCAAAAAGGACATGGAGGGTCGAAGGCTTATGCTTAAGATGTGTAAGCCCAAGAAGGTTTCAAAGTATGACAAGCGAACCCGCCGTAAAGACCCAACTGATTTTAAACGGCTCATGGAATATTGCGTAAAAGATATCAATGCTGAAACGGAATTATTTCTAAAATTACCACCACTTTCAGATAATGAACGCAAAGTTTGGCTTCTTGATCAAAAGATTAATTTGAGAGGATTTGAAGTTGATCGTAATCTAGTGAGTACTACCCTCAGTCTGATATCTCAAGAAGTTGAGATTTTACAGGATTGCACTAACGAACTTACGATGGGCCTTTTCAATTCAATGACTCAGCGAAAACATGTCTTAGAGCTTTTAGGTTCTTTAGATTGCGAACTTCCTGATTTGAGATCAAAAACCATTAAGGATACTTTAAACAAAGGAGAAGTTAATGAAACAGCCCGAATGGTCCTTGAAACTAGACAAGCCATCTCAAGAACTTCTACTGCAAAGTTTGAAGCGTTTGCTAAACGAAGTGAGGTTGACGGAAGAATCCGTGACCACATGCTCTATCACGGTGCCTCTACTGGTCGATGGAGTGGAATGGGGATTCAACCTCATAATTTCCCTCGGGGAACTATCAAGGACACTACCCAAGCCGCAGAAATCATTGCGAAGGGAGACCTTGAACTAGTCAGGCTCATTTACGGAAATCCCATGGAAGTGTTTTCGTCTTGTCTTAGGTCCATGATTATTCCTTCATCCGGTAAAACATTATTCTGTGCGGATTATGCGGCCATTGAGGCAAGAGTGCTTTTTTGGTTGGCAAAATACGATGCAGGCTTAGATGCGTTTAGGCAAGACCGAGATCTCTACCGAGAAATGGCTGCAATTATATTCAGGGTACCTTTAGTCGAAGTTACTAAGACCATGCGTGAGCTAGGGAAGCGCGCCATTCTTGGTTGTGGATACGGAATGGGTCCAAAGAAGTTTCACATGACATGTGAAGCTCAAGGACAACCCGTAGAGATGGAACTAGCCGAACGTGCAGTCGCCGCCTATCGAGACGTTCATCAGCCTGTCGTAAAACTCTGGAAGAACATAGAAAGAGCCGCGATGTCAGCAGTTCAAAATAAGGGAAAGAAATATACCATCAATCACACAAAATGGTGGGTCGAGAACGATTTCCTTTGGTGTGAACTACCCTCGGGGAGAAAGCTCGCTTACTATAAGCCAGAGATTCGGTATGCTCCCACTCCATGGGACGAAAAGAAAGCTACTCTCTACCACTATAGTCAGAATCCCATGACCCACCAATGGGAATGTAACGGCACTTATGGTGGGAGATTAACCGAAAATGTGGATCAAGCTATTGCACGAGATTTAACGGCAGAAGCGGTTATCCGTATTGAAGAAGCTGGATTTGATGTTCTAATGAGCGTGCATGACGAAATCTTGGCAGAAAAAGAAAGGGATTCTAGGACAGAATTTTATTTAGAACAATTCGAATGGCTAATGGCCGAGAACCCTGGATGGGCGATGGATTTACCAATTAAAGTGGAGGGATGGTATGGACAACGATATCGTAAATGATCCTAATCAAATGGGGATGCCCCTAAGACCCAATTTACAACTCATGTTTAACGAGGCTGTAATTTCGCCCGAGTTTGAAATTGATGCCGATCTTCAAGCCAAGCGAATAATTGTTAATAAACTAGTCTATGAATCTCTTCAAAGTAGAATCAATAGTCCCGACGATTGTTTCATCACATGGTTTACAATTGGTGTTATTCACGCGATGGAAGGGAATTGTTCATTAAAGAATTCTATTGAGGATGGTGAGCCGCTACGTGAGGGAATAAGTTGGTTAGAAGATGCGCGACAAGTTCTTTCAAATAGGCCAAAACGAGGTTTGGACGGATTTTTGGATTTAGAATACATTGAGCGTCATAACGGATTTGGGTATCGCACTCACGGTATTTATTCACCCTATCTTTGGTCAGGCACTCAGTTTTATACGAAGGGGAAATACGGATCTGATGGACAGTACGATCCAGAACTCGTAAGCAGACAAGTAGGGGCAGTACCTGTATTGATTCACCTTGCAAAGCTAATCGGCTAGATCTACCCTTTCAGAAAAAGGAGACTCATATGTCAAATAAACAGCGGTATTTTCCAATTGTAGTAGTTGGGGTACTTGCCTTTCTATTTATATTTCTTTCTCGTTGTGCATCGGTTCCTCCTATTGGAACTCTTCCGGTACCGATTCCTAGCCCGTCACCTAAAATCATGGCGCATAATTGCGCGATGGTGAGCCAAGTCATGGGTCGCATCAATGGTAACATCCAACTTCCCGCATCGGGACAAGTTGTAGTTGAATCCCATTTAGTGGCTGCCGAAGATATGGGTTTTAACGGAACTTGGCCGCAGAATGAAACGGATGGAATCGCCCAACACCTAGCGCGCGCTTGTGGTGTTTTAATTTCCATGGGATTTAAAGTTCAACCGGGTTGTACGGACGTTTATAATGCTTCTTACAAACAGGTTTGGACACCAAGCGAAGGCGGCAATGTTGGTCAAGGAAGCACCAATTATAAACCGCCAGCCGAGTGTGAGATGTGGGAAGTCAATATGTATTGGAACGCAGCAAGCAAGCCTGCTCGCGGTACGAAGTTTCTCATGCAAGCTAATGGGAAGTCGGTGGTCGCTTGTGCGGGATACGAAACCGGGCCGTCTAGTTCTTCGTATATTGCTGGCGCTCAGCCCGAAGTCCATTATGTTTTGGGAACTACGAACGCCTCACGGTTCACAGCCGTCGGTATGCTCGTTGATCAGACTCTTCCCTTCGGCCCCGTTACTTGTCAGTAAGGCGTTAAAAACGCTAATTACGGCATCGGGGGTAATTTCTCTCACACAGGGATTACCTCCGATTTTACAACCCACATAAGTCACTGGAGGAGTAACGTCATGGAGACAACCATAGCATTCGAGATTGGTCCTGACCGCAACGGCGTTGCTTCTCTTGGGGAGCCGGTATTCCCCCTTTGCGCAGGTGAATATCCCAACAATTGGTGTTTCTGTCGTGGCTGCAATATGCAAGATCCCAGAATCACTCCCGATGAAAGCCTTGGCCCCGTTGATGATTGTTTTTAGCTGATGGATTGTCATGCCCCTAATGTTGGTGGCATCTCGCACTTTCATGTCGCTATTCGAGCCTACCGCAATGACAGCGTACCCCATCGACCCTAAATGGTAAGAAACTTGGTCCCAATATTCGGCAGGCCAGGTTCTATTCTCCCAAGTGCGAGCCGCATGGACTACCACATAGTTTTTAAGATCAGGCAAAGGGTGTTCATCCCCCCAAATCCAGGGCGGCATATACCTGAATTCTGGGCATTGAGCTGCTTTTGCATAGGCGTCCACAATATGTTTCTTTGGATCGTTTTCATAAGCCAAATCTAAATCAATAAACTGATCACAAGGAAAATTCGTGTTTATGGTTTTTACCGCAGGGTGGTTTTTAAAAACCTCTGGGCATCCGGTTGTTACATGGATGTCGTTCATTGCACTCAAATGAATAATGAGTGGAGTGGTCAGGATCACATCGCCCAAAGCCCCCATTCGTTTTATACGAATGGTGGGTCTAGGAACTGCTTTGAAAGCTTCTATTTGAAGTTCACCGGGGGAGTAAACCGGCTTGATATCGAGTTTAGTGATCTTGTCAAATCCGTATCTTATGAGAGCACTTTTCAGCATTTCAAAATCAAAGCAGAGTTGATGAAAGTTTCCGGGATAGTCCTGGCCCGCAAATAGTTTGATATTGGCCCACCAGGCTGGGGATACATTTCCAAAATTATCTCGAATGTATTTTTCGTCATCGGGCCACTCGGGCGTTGTTTTACCAGCCAAATACGTTTCACAAATGAAACGAAGATCCGGAGTCCGAAGTAGGAGCTTCCCACCCGGCTTTAATACTCGAGCCCATTCTTGGAATACGAAAGGAAGTTTGCGGTAAGAGATGTGTTCAATGGAGTGATTAGATAGGATCTCACACACTTCTCCATCACCATATGGCAAAGCGTCTTTTGAGAAGTCCAAACAGTGGTGTAAACTGGGGAGGTCAGGTCTCGCGTCAATATGCTGATAGCCAGGTTGGGGGTTGTATCCGGAGCCTATTTCTATTTTAATATCAGGCGTATTACCCATGTTGGCGCTTTGGACTTTTCTAAGTAAGCTCACGATATTCCCCATTTTGGTGGTTAATCTTGCAATAGATTTCTTCTCTTCTTCTAGGCATTTTCGGTTATTCTTCTTTTCGGCATGGGTTCTACCGCGAGTTGCACCTTCAGCATGAATGGCCGTGATCGATGCATCATAGAATACTTTAAGATCATTTGACCACGCTCGGATGCAATATTCTGAATCATCACAAGCCATGAAGAAGTTTTCGTCAAGATTGCCGATGCAGTTATAGAAATATCGTTCTATAGAAACCAGAGCAAACGTAACGTAGATGCAATAGCGACTTGTGGCAGTTGATTTTGGATCGTTAGTGTGAAAGAAAACTCCGTTTTGATAAGCACCACCACCATGCTGAATAGCGCCATTTGGGTAGAAAAGGGTACAACCGATGATCGGGGCTTTAGAGCATAAATGGGATTGCTTAAACTTTTCTAAGATCGGATTAGTGAATAATACATCATTGTTGCAAAGAATAATGTGCGTTCCATGAGAGTGCCTAGCTCCGGCGTTCACCGCAGAGGCGAATCCCACATTTCGGTCAGTTCCAACCAATTTGAAACCCAAAGTTGTCGCGAGCTTCTTTATATTTTCTCGGTTTTCCACCGTACTGAAATCGTCTACGACAATTATTTCGTATTCCTTGGTGTTGGGTTCGTATTTTTTGATTGATTTGACGCAAGCGGTAACAAGGTCAAGGCGGCCATAGGTCGGGATGACGATTGAAAATTTCATATTTACTATTTACCCCGACCCCAGTAGCTTTGTAAATGCCCCCGTAGTTTAGTGGCAGAATAGCACAGTTCAGGGATGACTACTGGGCAGACATCGGTTCGATTCCGTTTGGGGGCACTAAGGACGGTATAAATGTCAACACGCGGAGGTAGAGGGAAGACTCGGCCCGGAGCGCGAATCGATTCTACGGCGGTTTCTCGAGAGCGACTTGATTTCTTAATTGATCATAAGGACTTTTTACTGAAGTACCAAGATCATATCGAGAAACTAATGAGCGGAAAGATCGACGTTCCTCAATTTTTAAAGATAATTTCCCCCGACATGATGGTGCGTCTTGGACAGTTGGCTCTCACAGCCAAGAATGAAAAGACCAAACTTACGGCTATGCAGGATATTTTGGATCGGGCCGGGTACAGTAAAGTCGAGAAACACGCCATAGCCAATATCGATCCGTCCATTCCACAAGAACAATTGATCGCCATGCTGGAAGGTATTGGCAAAAAAACGGGAACTATCGACGTTGAAGATTAAAAGATCAGATCTCGAAAAGTTATCCCAATCCGAACTTGCGGCGATGGTTCAAAAGGTTCAAGAGATTGACCAGGCGCAAAAGAGCCGTTCTCTTGATCGGTATATGGAAACGGCCCATAGTGATCAACATGATTTTCACCATGCGGAGAAGCGCATTCGATTCTTCATGGGCGGCAACCGCTCAGGAAAGACCACTTCTGGCGCAGTGGAAACCCTTTGGTGTTTATTAGGCCGTCATCCGTTTAAACGGCTAAAACTCCCCCTAAAAGGCGCAGTAGTTGTGCAGGATTTCGAGAATCATGCCAAGAATATTTTAGAACCAAAATTACTCCAATGGGCTCCTACTGGAGCTATTGTAAATGCCGACCGAAATCAAAATGGAGCTTGGAGGAAAGTTCACTTTCTGGGCGGTTCTATGCTAGATGTTCTTTCTCATGATCAAGATATTAAAGTATTCGAAGGCGGCGATTACGACTTCGTATGGTTTGACGAACCACCACCCAAGAAGATTTTCACCGCATTATGGCGTGGACTTACTGATCGGGGAGGGTTTGCATTCATTACGGCCACCCCCCTCACCACTCCTTGGCTCTACGCAGAAATCAAAAAGGCCGAAGCCGGAGATGACCTTAGATGGTTTAGGTATGTCGATACGACAAAGAACGCAAAAAACATCGGTGAAGGCGACGAAATATTGGGGCTTAAGCGCATCAAGGAGTTCGCCGATCTTCTAGACCCAGAAGAAAAAGAAGCGCGCCTTCATGGGCGATTTGTCCACATGCTTGGCCTCATTTTCAAAACCTGGAAGCCTCAACACCATCTTATACCCGAATTTGAATGGCCCACCTCTTGGCCCATTATCGAAAGCATCGATCCTCATCCACATAAGCCCTGGGGTGTGAGTTGGATTGGGATTGCCGAGAATGGCGCAAAGATTCTCCTCCGGTCAGGGCTATTCCAAGGAGTCATTGATGAGATCGCTGACCAAATTATCTATGAACGAGCACATATTCGAATAGCGGGCAACAACAAACCGAAAATTGCGCGATGCCTAATTGACAATTACGCTTCGGTCGCTCTTTGGCAGAAATCCCAAACAGAACCCACGGCTAGGCGATTATCAGTCAGAGAAGAACTCGAAAACATGATTGGTGTTAGGATGGGGGGATGTCGAGTAGAGGTAGCACCAAAGAATGTAAAGGGAAAAATTGATCTTTTCAAACAATGGCTTCATATTAAAGACAATGGCAAATCAGAATTTTACGCATTTGACATTCCTGAAAATGAACGGTTTATTTACGAGATAGAGAATTACATTTGGGATACCAAGCGCGGTGGGGTGCATCAAGGGTTGAAGGATCAGCCGTTGAAGAGAGACGACGACATTTTGGATTCGATTCTGCAAGTGGCCCTGACTTACCGGGAACAAATGCACATTCGAAAAGAACCAGTGAAAGCGAGAATTAATAAATCATGGAAGGTATAGACCAAAGTGGGGCAAATGTTGGCACTTCTGACGAAGATATCTCCATTCGATTTAAGACCCTTCCTCTGGGACAGATTGATTACGAAACGCTGGGCCGTGAGATCGCCCAGGACTGGCGTACTACAAATCAGTTTCGAGGGGACTTTTTACAACAACGGGAATGGTGGACGCAGAACTGGAGAAATCTCAGGCCCGAAGATATTATGGGTCCTTGGGAAAATTCCTCCAATTTTAATATTCCTGTCACTTTACTTTACGGTAAAGCTATTCACGCGCGTCTTTGGCAACTCTTTTCAGACCCCTACTTCTTCGGGGTAAAAGCTCGTAGAGAAGTATTCGAAGACCGCGAAGCCGATATCCGCGATTTCATGCAATATATTTTGGACCAGTATTGTAACGGGAAAAAGGGCACGCGTGATGTCTTTGATATGTGGGTCTGGGATGTGGTGTTTGAAGGTACCGGATACTTAAAACTATACTGGCAACGAGATACTCACAAATATCTAGAAGTTGAGCCAAAAGTTACACTCACCAAAACCCATGTTTTTGCGCCTAACGATACGACAGGTAGGGAAGATGTCACTTCTCAACTGAGTGAGAAAAATGTCGTAAAAGAAGAGATTGTTGAGACTCCTTATATAGGTCGAGCTTTGATGGAAGATATCCTCCTTCCTCGGGGTCAAGGTGATCCCCAGACTTCTGATTGGGTGAAGCATCGAGTCTTCATGACTGACTACGAATTAAAAGCCCGAGCGCGTGAAGGGAAATTTGATCACGATCAAGTGGCTGAAGCTCTAAAGCACAAGGGCAGTTATCTGGACGAGCAGAGTTCTCAGATCAAAATCCAAAGATTTGAGACTGATGGGTATATCGACCCCCACGGCTATTATGACGGTAAGCACTCGATCATCGAGCATTATGGCAAAGCCTACATTAAAAAAACAATCGATCACCAAGAAGAATTCGAAATGGATCAGATGCCCGAAGAAGTGGTCATCTGGGTTCATCAATCTTCCGGCATGGTGCTTGGCTGGACTTATTTGTATCGCGTTAGTCCTAGCGGCATTCGTCCAATTTTCGCTGGTAATTTTATTCAGTTTCCTGATCGATCTCATGGTGTGGGTACCGCGGAAGTCTTAGCACCAATCCAGAAAGGAATTAATAGTGTCTATAATCTTAGGATGGATAACGGAGTTCTCGCTTCTACTCCTCTTGGTTTTTATCGCGCATCGTCTGGCCTTAAGCCGGATAAAATACATGTGGAGCCGGGTACATTCAATCCAGTCGATGATCCCATCAACGATGTGCGTGTCCTGCAAATCCCTTATCTCTCAAGCTTTGGAAACCAAGAAGAAGACCGATTAATTGCCTATACCGAAAAGGTGCTCAATCTTTCGGACATTCAATTAGGTCGAGCCCCCCAACATGTTGGTGTTTTTAGAACGGCTAGCGGATCTAACGATATGGCAAGCGAGACCAATATCCAGCTTGAAATCCATTTCGATAGGTTAGCTAGGACGTTGAGTCGTCTTTTGCAGGCTCTCTTCACTCTATCTCGAGAGCGAATGCCCGAGAAGCTTTACTACCGGATTACGGGCGAGACCGGAGATCCGATCTTCGGTGAAGTTTCTCGCGATAGTTTAAAAGGGCAATACGACTTTGAAATCAATATTGATATTTTGGGCGATAGCCGAACACAGGCTAAGCAAGATGCCACTATGCTCATGCAGATGATGATTAATCCCGCCTTCACGCAAACGGGCGTAGTGACGCCCGATAATTTGTATAATCTGGCTAAGAACTTTCTGATGAAAAATAAGATTAGGCGTGTGGGTAATTTTATCACCGCTCCTCAGACTTATCAGGGCGATTTCATAACACCAAGTGAGAGATGTTTTAGAATCGTGCTTGATAATTATACTGACCCGCCGATTGAAAACACCGTTCGGATGAACGAAAATCACCAAGAAGCTCTACGGATTTACCAAGGATTCAAAGAGTCGCCTCACTACGGGATGTTAACCTCTCCTAATCAAGTGGCAGCACTTGAGCGATTGATCGCTAAGCACATACAATTCATGCAAGCCATCCAGGCTGGATCTAATCCTAATGTAACGGGAGTGCAAACCCCAAGACAAGGCTTAGGTCCAATGCCTGGAGCGCAACCCACTCAACCCGGAGCGCAACCCGCTCCTCCAGGCCAAGGGACTCTTGGCAGACCTCCCGGAGAAGTAAATGGACCTGTTTCGTAAAAAGAAAGTTATCCCTCTTCCTGAAGTTCATTCCAATGAGAGGGTACTCGAATTCAATCACGTGAAGCTTTGCACCGAAATGCAGAATCTCTCTACGCGCCTCGGTGGTTTTGAGAATGATATTGGAATTGCGATGGTGGAAGAGATCATAAATCTTGCCCACAATGTCGCAATACTGGAGAGTGCTCGTCAAACGGATGACAAGCAGATTTTGATTCACCGTGGTAGAATTCAAGCATTAGGGGATTTGGCCGGATACATCTCGCGGTCGAAGGTAGCAAAACCCCAAAAGGAATCCGATAAAATGGAAACCTCAAGAGATGCATTGCGCTCAAGGCGGACCGACCACCAAGCCGGTCTTGCGATTTAAAAGGAGAGAATATGCCAAGTCGTGGTGTTAAGGACGAGAGACCATACCAAATTGAACAGGGAAAAGTTCCAAAGAAAGACGCAGGTTCCACCGATGCTCAAGCGGTTGGGAGCAAGGTATCCCACACAAAAGAGTCGTATAAAGGCGGAAAAGCTACCCAACGAATTGCCCCCGTCGATGGCGGCAAAGGTAAGCCTATGGGTCCTAAATCGAAAAAGGCTCAATCAGCTTTTTCTAAAAATGGGCCTAATAACGCGGGTACGACTGCTGAAGAAGCTGGAGAAGAAGAAGCCGGAGAAATGTGATCCTAGACTTTCACTGAAAAGGAGTTCAGAATGAGTGATATCAATGCGACGGACGACGTCGAAACAACCCCCGAAAAAGAAGCGGCAAAAGCGGTAGCCGAAATGAGAGCAGAGCTTGATAAGATCAAACTCGACAATGCGCGTTTGCAAGGTCGATTTGACGAGCAAGCCCATCAGCGCTCACAAATACCCGTCTCGGATTCAAAAACCAAGATGACGATGGAAGAATACAATCAGGTCCTTAAATCAGACCCGAAACGTGCCATCCAGATTGCCGTAGAGGAATCAGTCGATCAACGAGTGAAACCTTACGTCAATAACATGGAGACTAAAGCTCAGCGAGATAAATGGGACATGAAGGCGGAAAATGAATTTCCGTCTCTGGTTTCCGATCCTGAGTTTGAAAAGGCCGTTAAAGAACAAGTTCACGAGATGGTGAAGATTGATGGCCGTAGCCCAGATGATCCGACTCTTCTCTACCGTGCTGCCCAAATTACGGCAGGACGTTTAGGAAAGAAATCTGCCCCAAGCCGGGGAGGGATGTCTGGTGAAGCACCACGAGGCGGACGCGATGGAGGAGAAAGACCTTCAGCGTTTAAGACGCCAGGATATTTTGATGCTTTTAACCAAGTCTTTGGAATCACCACCAAAGAAGGTAAAGAGAAAATGGCGAAGCGCTTAGAACGCGATTCGCAACCCCAAAGGAGGGGAAGATAATGAGTAACGCAATGACGTTTAAAAGACATCGTCCCGTCGATAGGTCAGACCCAGGGTTTTCAATCCCAGGATGCAGGCTTCGATGGATTAGCGCAAAAGTGTCGGAGCATGACCCAGGACGCCCCTGGAGAATTATCCGAAAGAGTGATCTGACAGCAGACCTCGTAAAACACCTAGAAGGCATCAATCCTGAAGCTTTCATGCATGGTGATACGATCCGCCGAGGTGATCTTGTTTTAGCCCATACCACGGAAGACCGCGCAAAAGATTTGCGAAAAGAACTACAAGAGTTGTCTCGTAACAACGAGAAATCGGTAAACAGATTAACCCACGGGATTAAGAACCCCGATGGTTCGTCCCGAGCCAAGGTAGAAGTAAATGAGGATTCGGATGTTACGCAACAAATGATTGCGAAATTCAAATCCTCCAACACAGACTAAAGGAGGTCTAAATGTCCAATCCAAATATTCCTTTCGGCTTTACTCCGTTGCAAAGCGAAGGGACAGAAAACCGGGTACGTGAGTACCCGTTTGACACCACCAAAACGTACTGGCCCGGTGATGTGGTGACCATGAATAGCGCGGGTCTTGCGACTCTTGCTACTGCTGGTCAGCAGGTTCTTGGGGTCGTGGCTGCTCAGCCATATTCTACCAGCATGACTATCAAAATCTATGATGATCCAAACGAAGATTTCTTCGTTCAGGTCACCGGAAATTTTGCTCAGACAGATGTCGGTGAAAACGCCAATATCTTCGTTGCCGCTGGTAGTACACTTAAACGCCAATCTCAAGAAGCTCTTGACACATCAACCGAAGGGACTTCCAGTCTCCTTCAGTTCAAGATCTTTGGGCTTTATAATCGTGGGTTCAATGCGCTCGGTTCTTACGCCATCGTAAGGGTCAAACCGTGCAACCACTTCTTCCGAGCAGGAGCTTCGGGAGTTTAATGTCTTTAGGCTCTAGCCAATGACGGCTGGAGCTAATTCGCTAAGATTCAGATACAGCTTATTACTGAAACTGGGCTAGCGATAACACGGAGGTTACATGGCTTTATTACAACAGAACCTACAAGACTTATATCTCGATACGGCTCTGCCCTGGATTGAGTATATTATCGAAGAAGAGTACGAGATGTACCCAAAAATCTCTCAGATGTTGTTCAACATCCGAGACATGAAATACGGTATCGCTCAGCACGCTCAAGTTAGCTCACTCACCGCGGCCGCTCAAGTCGGCGAAGGTGAAGAGCTTCCACAGGACCGCGTATATCAAGGATTTAGCACCACGTTTAAATCCAAGAAATACGGTATTCTCTTGGCCACTTCGCAAGAAGTGATCGACCACGAGAAGTACGATTCTTTGAGCAAGAACCCTAAGAAGATGGGTCGCGCCGTTGCCACGACTTGCGAAATTGTCGCAAGCTCGGTGTTCAACAACGCCTTCACTGCTGCCGGTAGTGATGGTCAACCCCTCTGCTCTCAGAGCCATCCTTTGCTCTCTCCTGGTGCTCAAACCATCGATGGTTCGGGACTTGGGAAGAACTTGCTTGCTGTAGCTGAAGATCTTTCGGCAACCGCTCTCAAGGATACGTTGACACTCATGCGTCAAACGGTCGATTCGTCTGGTAACAACATCATGTTGCAACCAAAACGATTGGTCGTTCCGCCTGCTCTTGAGTTCATCGCATGGGAAATCCTGCACTCGGCTTACCTGCCTGATACCCCAAACAACAATCTTTCCTCGGTTGGACCAGAGTCCAACTACCGGATTGATCCAGTGGTTTGGAATTATCTCACAGACCCGACTGCGTTTTTCCTCATGACCGATAACGTCGAGCATGATCTGTACTTCTTCTGGGACAAGCAGCCCGAAGTGAAGAGCCAGATGGAATTTAAAACGGATGTGGCCTTGAGCCGTATCCTGACCCGCTTCACGGTGGGTTATTCCGATTGGCGCGGTATCGTCGGTACTCCCGGCGTATAACTCGCACAACCACCGAGATGGAGGAGAGGCGTCGCTTACCGTCGCGATTCTCAAAGACCTCTCCTCCATTTCGTCTTTTTGATGGATAGGACGAAACATGAAATTTCTTTTATGGCTTGGTCTAATCACATCAAGCCTAAGTTTTGGTGATACCTTCACCACCCATTACAATCTCGACAAGCCTCAAGATGGTTCGACCACTTGGGGACCAGCCGTTCGGGATAATTACGACCTCATAGACGCCCAAATGTTCATTACGGCGTCAAGCCTCACCAATTTCATGAACACCACAACGGGGGCATTTCCGGCCTCGGCCATTTCGATCTTGCCGGGATCAGCCGCGTGTCCCGGCTCTCTTAACGTACAATCCTATTTAGGATGCATTGATACTGATATCGGGACCATTTTATCAGGGGGAGCGGTCAATCTTGGCGGTGCTCAAACTATAACCGGCCAAAAGACTTTCACCCAACCATTTATAAATACTGCTTATGGTCTTGGCGTTATTCATTCAAATGTGAACGGGGACCTAACCTCTTCCGCTCTCATTGGCCCGGATCTCCCGACCCCAACTCTTTCCTCGATTGGTGCTGTTAATTCCACTACATTGGTTACAAGCCAGTTTTTAACGGGTCTAGGTACAAGTGGACAATTCACTCAAGCTCAACCAGCTTTTACTGATATCTCTGGATCTCTGGGCTCAACTCAATTACCCGCTTTTACAGGTGATGTAACGAGCCCATCCGGTTCATCGGTTAACACCCTTGCTACTGTCAATTCCAATATTGGAACTTTTCCTAAAGTCACTGTAAATGCCAAAGGACTAGTTACGGCAGCAACAACTCTTTCGAGTGGTGACATACCAAATAATGCCGCTAATACGACAGGAAATGCAGCTACAGTTACCACCAATGCAAATCTAACAGGTCCGATTACTTCGACGGGCAATGCTACAGCCATTGCTTCACAGACGGGTACTGGTTCAACTTTTGTCATGAATACTTCACCAACATTGATTACTCCGGCTCTAGGAACTCCTAGTGCATTGGTTGGTACAAATATATCGGGCACCGCATCTTCTTTGACTGCTGGACATGTAACCACGAATGCCAATTTAACAGGGGATGTAACATCGAGTGGGAATGCCACCACCCTGGCTACTGTGAATTCTAATGTCGGTTCTTTTACGAATGCCAGCATAACGGTGAACGGCAAAGGCTTGATCACCGCCGCAAGTAGCGGATCGGGAGCATCTGCGGCTAAATTCATAGCTACTAATGGGGGTGGACAGAGCGGAATTAGTAGTGCACAAATTACAGGATGGACGGTTGCCAATGATACTGCCTCTGGATGGAATTCAGGCGGTCAATATTACGTAACTCCTACGACCGGATATTATCAACTCGACGCTACTGTTTCGCTGGACATTCCTTCGGGCTCTCCAGTCGTGGGCATGTGGGCTCAAGTATTCATCAATGAGGGTAGCGGATTTAGTGAACTCATGCGAGGTAATACCTGGAGCGTAACCGCGACTTATTCGAGTACGGTTTCAATAGGTTCAAGTGTATCTGGGTTGATGTATCTCCCCAGCGGAACTCAGATTGAGATCTATATAACTCAAAATACGGGGTCATCACGAACAACTACAGGAAGTGGTGCTTATAACCATTGGTCAATTTTTCAGGTCTTATAATTTAAAGGAGGATTCATGGTCCATATAGATGACAAATTGAGATTCGATCTGAAATCCTTAACTGCGCTGATTACTTTAAGTGCGTGGCTTGCTTTCAATAATTTCCAAACCAACGCGAATGCCAAACAGATTCTAAAGATCGAGAGCCGAGAAGATAAGATAAACCAAATGGCGATTAACATTGCCCTCATGCAAAAAGACGTTGCTGATATGAAAATTGAACTTAAAAAAAGTGTTGACCAACAATGGTCACTAAACGGGTCGGCTAACGACCAATAACCAAAGGAAGAAAAATGGCTGATACAAATGTCACGATTATGGAGCCAGCAGGAAGCGCCGCTCTTGCTACCGGGATTTCAAATTTGCTAGTAGCGGTAGTTGCTGCTCATAAAGCTGGTGGGGGCACAACGGTTGAAATCGGAGCCGATCTCGCCGCAGTGGTTGCTGCTCTGGGGCCAGCACTCTCGAGCGCAGGGTTGATTGGTGCTGAATTGACGGCTGAACCCATTGGTGTTGCACAAGCATTCGCTGATGGCGCTTTCAAAGCAATTCGCACCATTACGGGGAAATAATGAGTAAGGAGCAGTTCTACTTAGAAGTGATGGGCAAGATCATAGACTTCACAAAAGTCCTTGTCCCTTTCTTAGTAGGACTGCACCTACCTCAACCCAAATGGCTCGATAAAAAGGTTACTTATAAGGAGGAAGGACAATGAGCCTAACTGCGATACTTGCCGCAATTGCTAGTCTGGGTACAATCGTTGGTGGGATTGTCTACATTTTCAAGTACAGCACTTGGGCGCTTACGACTCCTCCCGCCCAGACCGATAACCAAATTGATCAACAAGCAGAGACAGATTTAACCAAATCCGAAGAAACCGGGAGACCTCAGTGAATAGGCGTGAAGTTTTAAGTTTCGTCTGTGGTGCTGTGGTGGTGCTTATCGGATGCGCTTCGACTTTCCCCTATAAGTATTATGCCACCTCGATGCCTGGAGGCTGTTACGACGAAGGAACTTTACTCGGAGTAAGTGGGAGTTCTGGGTGGCCTGATGTGGCTCTTGACGAATGCAAACCCGACCCGGCTCCTTCTCCTGGAGCGTCCACCACTCCAGTTCTCTTAAAATGCATCACCATGATGGCTCCTGATTTCTACGCCTCGAAAGCAGCTTACCTGAAATGCCAGAATGATCTTAAAGTCTGTCAAACGGGACCAAGTCCCACTGGAGGTCGCTAATGCCGGGTCCTTTTGGTAATGGCGCATTTGGTACAGAGATCTTTAGTTCCGATCCGCTCTTTAGTACGGGGTCGATGATCGATGCAGTTCTAAGAAATACGGGACACGCTAATCCGGCGTCTGAGACCAATAAGCGTCTAGCTGTCCTCTCTTTCATCAACAATTGTTATTCATTTGTTAGCACCAAAAGGCCGTGGGATTGGCTCTACAATGTCGTTGATACTCTGTTTGAAGGGTATTATTCCGAAGGTACAGTCTCCATTGATAACCGAAGCCAAATCGTAACCGGCGTTGGAACAAACTTTTCCTCAAACGCTTTACCGAATAATTTCCTAACCGTTCAACCAAGGTCTGATCGTTACGTAATTGACAGCATCCAGTCTGACACCCAATTAACTCTTCAAGGGCAATTTGCTGGAGACGATCTCACGCCCAGTAGCGGTTACCAAATTATAAAGCCAGTTTATACAGCCCCCGGAGACTGCGAACAGATCATTGGCATCGTGCTTGGTGATGACCTTGGCAAACTCGTTCCGATGGGCATTCAAGAATTTCGGAGAAAGCAGGCCCGAGATCTGACCTATGTTGGTATCCCAAGATGGTACACCGATGTCGGCAGACGAGCGGTTGACGGTGTGAGAACTTATGAGATCTATCCTGCTCCTGATCGTGACTATACCGCATCGCTCAATTATGGCGTAAACATCCAAGTCCTCTCTGACAGTTATTCAAACTATTGTCTGATCCCGGATCGCCACCGAGTGGTGCTCTATTACGGCGCAATGGCTGAGATGTATATGTTTTTGAGAGACGCACAAGGAGCAGCCCTTTTTGACCAACAATACAAAATGGCACTCATGAATATGCAAGGTGACACTAAGCTCACCGATTCGAAATACATACTTAGAGCGCGTCGTGGGAGGGCAGGTCGTAGGCGTCGTCGTTACGGTCTCACCATGGACATAAACGATTTTGCTCGTGAGGAAGACTGGCTATAAATGGAGTCAACTAGGAGATATTCTTATTTCGGAATTGATGGGATCGGCGGCGGCTTAGTCTCAGAAAATCCTATCGTTTTGGCTAAGAACCAAATGGTGATTGCCGACAATCTCTTGATGGGCACCACCATCTCTAGAAAGAAACGAGGTGGCCAGGTCCCTTACAATACGGGATGCTACGCTTCGACTCCAAGTTATCCGGCATCAGGCGTTCCAATTCGAGGGATCTTAGACTTCTGGCGCACGGCCTCTTTAGCCGGAAATCCAATTGATAGTATTTTCTTGCACCAAGGTACTCAAGTTTGGAATATTCCAGGGCGCTCTTCGCCTGCGGTGGACGTAACCGGAGCGCTTGTTTTATCACCAAATGGTGTTCCTTCTTATCAGATGTTCAATCAATTTTTGTACTTCTGTTCAACCATTACGGCAGACGGATACAATGTATGGGACGGCACTTCATCAACTGCTCGGGCGGCAAATCCTCCCCCCGATGGAGTAGGGAAGTATCTCTGTTCCCATTTAGGCCGAATGGTCATGGCGGGTAACGATGATTTTCCATTTCGAGTTTATTTAAGTACGGAATTTAATCCAGAGAACTGGGACAATATTCCTCCCGATAACGGGACATCTCTTGACCTAGACGCAGATGGTGACCCTGAAGGCATTACGGGGATTGCTTCGTTTCAGGGACAGCTTTACATCTGGACCCGTAAATCTCTTTACACTTTAACGGGCAATGATCCGACTACTTTTGATCTCTACCCGGTAAGTCGCGGGATTGGTGCTATAAGTAACGCAAGTATTGTGCAAGTTCCAAACGATGTGATTTTTCCTAGTGAGCGTGGAGTGCATTCATTACGTCAAATGAATGCGAGCCGTTTGACTGAATCGACCTTCTTATCTCGAGATATTCAAAAACTTTGGACAACTCTTATCAATCCTTCAATCTTCAAACAAATCACGGCAGTCTTTTTTCCTAACGTGAACTGCTATATGATCTCAGTTCCTTCAAGCGGTCAGGAAACCAATGACACGCTCTTAGTCTACAATATTGAATACGGCACGTGGACTAACTGGACTGGCATTGAGGCTAGAAGTATTGCCACTCTTTACCTCAATAACCAACTCAACATCATGACGGGCCGAGAAGACGGCACAATCGCTCTTCTTAACCAGAATACCCAAAGTGATTTAGGAAATGCAGGCTTTACGGCTCGAATGCTAACTGGCGTTCTCTATCCGGGCACGATGGATAAACAAAAACGCTTCAAGAGCATTACCGTTCTAGCAGCCACCTTAGTTCCTTCCCAATTCACTGTCGGTTGGGTGATTGACGGCACCAAATACGGATCAAAACCCATCAATTTAACTCAAGGACAAGATTTGCTTGGAACTACTTTCGTTCTAGGGAAGAGCGTGCTTGGGGTTGGACAATTCGTCCCTACCACGGTTAGTATTGATGACATCGGTTACGGTATTCAAGTTGATTTAATATCAGGTGGAAATAGTGACATTGAGATTTACGGATTCATATTGGAGGTCGAAGATGCTAACCCGAATTATACTTAGTCTTTGTGCAGTTCTTTGCTTGAATGTGGAAGCCGCTCAAGTCAGTCGAATTTATACTTTTACGGATGGTTCGATCTTAACTGCTCTTGAACTAAATACTGAATTTAACAATCTGGTAAATGCGGTCAATTCTCTTGATGGTACTAACCTCATTGCTACAGCCAATATCGTGCCTTCGCAATTAAACGCAACACTTGCCGGAAACGGTCTCATTCGAACAAACGCAACGGGCGTGTTGAATGTGAATGTAGACAACAATACATTGACCATTGTCGGCAACCAGGTTGAAGCAACGGGGATCGGGTCAAACAGTTTTGGGCCTTCTTTCTCAGGAGTAATCACCATGTATGGTGGGGCTACTGCTCCGGCAGGGTGGTTCATCTGCGACGGAACTGCTTATAGTCGTACTACTTACGCTAATCTATTCGCCGTCATTGGCACTACCTACGGGGTTGGTGATAACGTAACCACTTTTAATGTCCCTGATATGAGATCCCAAATGCCAATCGGCGCGGGTCCTGGAGGAAACGGACCGGGTAGCAATCTGACTGCCAGGACTTTAGGAACCCAAGTGGGAAGTGAGACCCACACCCAAGTAGTAGGAGAATTAGCTGCACATACTCATGGTCCAGGATCTTACGGTACAAGTACGGACGGCGCTCACTCCCACTTTTTCAATTTCACTTGGACGCAACTTGGATTGGTGGGACAGGGATTCATAGTCAACGGCTCTAATCCAAATTTGTATTCGTCGATAGGCGGCACTACTGGAAATACGTTTACCAACACGACAGGCGCGCATAGCCATACAATCGCCTCTGGTGTTTCAGATATTACGGGAAGTGGTACACCTATGAACATTATAAATCCGGCTGTGGTCGTTAATTACATCATCAAACAATAAGGACTTATGGAAATTAGAGAGATCCAAGCAGATAGAGACCTAGAAGAAATCGCAAGATGGTTTCTCAATCGAAAATGGCCCTATCCTGTTATTGAAAATATTGGGCCGGGTTTTGGTCTCATTGCTGAGGAGGGTGAAGTAAAATATGCGTGTGCTTGGATTTATCTTACTGGACGCGGCATTGCTTATATCGATTGGCTTGCTACTAACCCTGATGTGGACCGTAAGATAGGGGCCGAATCTTTGAATTCGTTAGTTGAGCGTATTAAGGAACTAGCCAAAGTGTTTGAACCTGAAATAAAAGCGCTTTGCTTTTTTACGAAAAACAAAGCTCTAGCTTCTCAAATGGAATTCAATGATTTCAGAAAAGAAGAAGGGTATTCGAGACTCCTATGGACATCGAAGTAATGGCGTACGTTAACACCAATGAGGTGGTAAATAGCTGGTATGAGGGGGTGGACACTTCGCTACGTGGCCATATTGGACTTGTTGCTCATCGTGGGGACGAGATGATTGCTTCGGGGTTTCTAGTTCCTACTTATTCAAGTTTTTGTATTTATGAATTTCTTCAAACTAATCCAAAGTGCTCAAGTTTCACAAGAGCCAAAGCAGTTAGGATTTTAGCTAAAACTGCCGTACACTGGGCTAAAGACCACGGCTATGCGGTTCTAATGGGTTTCGTTGAACCTAACCGAAAAGATTTACAAAAAGAATATCAAAGACAAGGGGCTCACGTTAGTGAGAAATCCTTTTACCAAGTAACAAGGAGGTTATGATGGGCGCAATAGCAGGTGGTGGTGTTTTAGGTGCCGCAGGCGGTGCTGCTGCTGGTGCAGTAGGAACTCCTAACCAATATACGGGAAATACGGGGACGACATCGGGGACTCAGACTTCGCAGCTTCAACTTGGACCCCTCTCTCAAACAGAACAACAACTCCAACAAAGCTCACTTCAAAACTATCTTCAACAGCAAGCTTTGGCTCAACAATACCAAGGCAACATCGGAAATGCCCAAAATATTCAAAATCAAGCTCAAGCTCAACAAGCGGGTGTCTTAAACGGATCAGCTTTTCAAGCTACCCCGCAGCAACAAGCTCTGATTCAGCAGCAAGCTAACGCGCAGATCGGAAATGCGACGAATGCCACTAATCTCATGCTCCAGCAGAACTTGGGTCAAATGACTGAGGCTGCCGGTCAGCAGGGCTTACGTGGTCAGGCAGTGAGCCAGCTTCAAGGTGACGCCGTGAGAACAGCAACCAACCAGTTAGCCACTGCCACCAACAATGCGGCAGGTCAGGCAGCATCGGCCAATCTCCAGCTTCCTTATCAGACGGTTGCCGCTCAGCAAGGGGCAGCTAATCAAGGATTGAACTATGCCAACAATATGAACCAACAGGCTCAAGCTAATACTGTGGCAGCGCAAAATCCTTACTTACTTGGATTGCTTCAAAATCAATATCTTGCTACGGGTCAGCAAACCCAGAGCCAAACGGGAACCACTAACGGAATGCAAACTCAGTACGGAACCCCCGGAAGTTTCATGCAGGCACTGATCGGGGGGTTAGCTGGTGCTTCTGGTGGTGCTCAAGCCGGATCTCAAATAGGGGCAAATCAAGCTGCTGCAAGTAATAGTAATGCTCAAGCCGGAGCCGCAAATTCATTCTCAAGTGCGCTTAGCGATAGCGGATAATAAGAAAGGGAAATCATGGCAGCCAAAGAAGTAAGAGACTATTTAGATTCTCTAGCTCAAGCAAATCAAAGTCTAACTGCAATCGGAGCAACTCAAAAGGCTGCACGACAATCTCAGGCTCGTCAAAAGGCTTTGGCGGGACTCCCGGCCACTATGAAGCAATTATGGCCCAATCTCCCTCCTGCAATTTCTGATTCATTAACCCAGAATGCTCTTTCAGATGATAGTTACGCTGATAAACTTTTTCAGATGATAGGCCAGAAAGCTCTCCCTGATTCAAGTAAAACTGGCATTACGCCTGAAGGAGCCGCTGCTGTTCTGTCAGCTTCCGCAGGTAAACCAATCGGCACCAATCATCCAGACGTTCAAGCAGTCATGGCTCAACCCTCTTCTATCAGAGAGCCGTTTTTGAACACTCTGAAAGGGGCTTACGCCGACAATGTTAGAAATCAAAATTACCAAACTTCGGAAGCCGCTCGTGAATCAAAACAGGATCAAGCGGTAAAACAACAACAATATGGCAAAGGCTTTGAAGGACTCACAGGCGTTTTGACAAAAGCTACTCAGCCTAATGTGGATATTGATGATCAGATCGACCAAGCACGTGGTCTTTTAGCCAAAGGGAGCGCTCAAGCAGATCCAGCGGTTCAAAACGTCATAGCTAGAACTATTGGTGGTGATAAAGGACGTTTAGCTGTTCAAGAATTGTCTCGTTGGTTGCCCCATACTGCTATCGGGGATATCACCAATTGGGAAAACTATTTGACGAGTAACGGCACTATTAGCAAACTAACCGATGAACAAAAAACAGGTTGGAGTGGTATTTTAGATATGGCTCAGGATTTCAACAATCGAGCCAAAAACGCAAAAGCCACCAATGTTCTTGGAACATTTGCGGCTGGGCACTCAACTACTGGAGCATTGAACGACGACGGTACTTTGGAACCCGGACTTAAATCTTTGGCTGATAATTATAATGTTACTTATGACCCGACCACTAAGAAAATGACTTCCAATCCAGTACCAACAACTTTGGATGCTGAGAATTCTCAAAAATTCAAAGACGCAACTGCTCTTATCCAGAAACTCCCGCTTAAAGCCCAAACGGCGGCTATGACTCAACTCAATAGTATTGCCGCAAGTGGAACTATTCCTGATGATTTTGTGGATCACGTGAAGACCACTGTCCAGAGTATAAAAGATAAAATGGTAGCCTCAGGAACAAAAGTTGCTCCCGGTACCACAACTCAAGATTCTGGTGATTCAAACGGATTAACACCAACTGCGGCAACGGTGGGTACTCCTCCGTCTACAACTTCAACGGTAGCGCCAGCAAATGCTTCGACTCCTGCAAATTCAGTAGACCCTTTGAGTGCAGGACTTCAAGACACATTCCTAAATCCTCCGGCATCTTCTTCTGATTCAACGGCCGCGATGCCAGCTAATCTCATGAATTCAAATGCTCCTGAAGAAGACGAGGAGGATGAATAATGGCTGAAGTAAAAAGGACAGAACCCCTTAGCGATTCTGAGAGACTTATTCTTAATAATGTATTTGATACCCAACCAGCTAAACGTCAAGCATATCTAAAGCAATTGGGTTTTCAAATGAACCCGGATAACGACGATCAGTATAAACCTATTGGATCAGACCAACCGTGGGGGAAAATAGCTCTGGGGGCAGGAGATTACCTAAAAGAATTCCAAAAAGGAGGACTGAGTGCAGTAGGTTCTCAGTACGTTGCCCAACACGGAATGAACTTGGCTCGTGATGCTACTATGCTTGCGTTGTCCGTGCGTGGCGCTGGAATGGGTGCCGCCGTGGGCGGCCCAGCAGCAGAAATTACGGGGCCTATGGGCTTTTTCTTAGGTGGTGCTGGTGGTTATTACGGTTCAGAAGAACTTAAAAACGCATTTGCCAATCATATTTTAGAAGATAAAGACATCCCCGCTGATCATTGGGCGATGGGAATTCATGCGGCTTTGGCATCTGGCGCTAATACTATGCTTGCAGGAGCCGCGCATTTAGTCGGTAAAGGAATGAGTTCCTACTTTGACATGCAAGCCAATGCCATTAAAAATGGTCTTGAGAATGGTGCTACTCAAGGTGTTCTAAAACACATTGCTGATAATCCACAAATATATCAGGATGGTGGTTATAAAAACGGAATGAGTCAATTGACCGATCTTAATGAAAAGATTTTTGGTACTGAAGACCCTCTCACGATAAAACGCCCAGAAGATATTAAAACTGGGTTGTTTCGAGATAAATTATCGCCATTGAACGACGCCGCTAACGATCAAATTTCTAAACTTGGAAAAAACCCCGATGCTAGTTTTACTGCCGCAGATGTTCAAAATAAAATTCAAGGAATGATACGCCAGATAAGTGGGGGGAAAGATAATTTCCAACTACAAAATGAAGCAAAAGAAGCTGTCACTTATTTGCAAAATAAATTGGATGAATTCAACCAGGGTGTTATTCCGAAAGTAACTCAAAGCCCCATATTAGATGCTCAAGGACAACCTGTATTGCCCACTCAAGCTGACCCATCTGAAATAAAAGTTCCTTTCAATAAGGTATACGATCTAGCTAAATCTATTCAAGGAGATGCTTTCGACAGAGAAGTCCCTGGATCAAACTTTCTGAAACAATTCACCGGAGGGGACCCAAACGGGTTAACCGCCGTTTTAGATCAAAAAGCAGCTTCGGTTGGGAGCAATCTCCCTCAGATCAATGCGCAACGTAGCCAGATATTCAATGCCTATCAAGCTGCAAAACAAACATTAACACCGACTAATCTCCAAAATGCTTTCTTAACCGATGAACCAAATAGTATCGCAAAAGAAACGGTTCAACGAGCGGTAGACGGAGTTGACGGAGTTCTTGGTACGAATTTGAAACAACAAATCCAAGACGGTTCAGCAAAAGCTTGGATTCAGGGGAAATTTGCTAATGCCGGAGAACCACCTAATGCTGCTCAAACTGTCGTAGACACCGTAAAACATATTCCAACGGCCGTTGGGGAAGCTTTGGGACTAAGCTGGGAAGATGTAGCAAAATCTGATCCTCAAGCTGCTCTTGAGAAATATTTAGATCTCCAGAACAAAACCCCAGTTGACGATTTAGCAACTCAGATGCAACAAGCTGCGCCTATTCAAACTGCAATAGCTGGTGCTACGCCTGGTCCTGACTCTGGACCCCCGGCAGTCGCCCCGTCTCCAACGCCTGAAGATAACGGTGGGTGGGTTCCTTATCAGCAAAAAGTAACACCAACTGATACCGATAACGGTGGGTGGGTTCCTTATCAGCCTAAGTCTCAATGACCCAAATGCAATTTAAACAAAGCATCCCATTTTGAAATCGAATTCAATATAGTTCTTTCTTTGGTAACGTACTCGAAGGCTTTATCTGCCGTTTTTTCGAGTTCTTTGGGCGTTTCGTAGCACCACTTGAGCGCCTCATACCAGTCTTCTTCGGTGTTATTTGTAAGGATGGCCCGGTCTGAGTGTTGACAGTAGGACCCAATATTGGTTGCGACGACCGGAATTTTGAAAGGCGACATATCAAGCAACCGCAGATCGGATTTCGCTTCGTTGAATGGGTGGTCGTAAAGCGGTACCGCACATACATCAAAAGGATAAGTAAAACACATGGCAGGATAGTCCAGGAAATCGACGACTGATTCATTGTAAATAACCCTCGCTCCGAATTCATCAAGTAAAGTCTGCGGACAAAGAAGATGGAAATAAGCTCTCACATCGTCTCTCTGCCGCATGAGCATTCTTAACCCCTCGATGAATCCAGTATTGTAAAGATCAGGCCGATGAGACTGAGAACCCGTCCAACCAACAACAAACCCCGAATGATAGGGCTTTGGTTGTTTGACAAAGTTCTTTACTCTCGAAGGATCAATCTGGTTTTCGATCACACTGATGTTTTTGTTTAAATGCCCCCAGTGTTTTTGGAGCCGATCAGTACTTACCACCACGTGGTCGGCAAATTTAACGATATCGGGAACCGATCCATTTTTGAAATAAGCGTATTCTGGATGGTCACTTGGCAGATTATCTGTCATGTCATCCAGATCAATTAAGACTTTGATTCCGTATTGGGTTTTGGCTCGGTGGATGAAGTGTGCTTGAGTAGAATGGTTCGGATGGAACATAACCAAACCATCGGCATACAAAAGCTCAGAATGGCAGAGCTTATCAAAACTGATAGAACGGAATTCGTATTGGTGTTTAAGATGACGAAGAAACAAATGAGCCCGTTGGTGAGTAAGCCCATTGTCAACATCCCCCGAAGTGAGTATGATTCTTTTCATGTCATCTTTAGGAATAGTAATCCCACATTACAATGTCAACGATAATTCACTTTGGTTACTTTATAATTTGCTTGATTCGATTCAACGCGTTGAACCAACACTCCTTCGGAGTGTAGTGGTCAGTGATGACGCCTCTCCCGACCTTTCGGATAAAGACTTCGCCACCATGCTTGCACCATATGGCGTAACCGGAATCCGACGGCGGAAAAATGATGGGTATTCCAAGAACGTCAACCACGGATTGAAATTCCTGCTGACTCACTCTATCCAGTATGCCCTCATCCTCAATAATGACATAACGCTCACTCACAAAATATCACCCCTTTTTGAGTATTTCCGCAATATAGAAAGTCTTGCGGTAGTGGGCATACGTCTTTGGTATCCAGATGGGCGATTGCAGCATGGGGGATTCGAATGCAATTCGTCTAAGGAGATGCAGCATCCGTTCTACCGAACGTGGGAGGGGGGCTTGGGCACTCGCTTTGTCGGCGGTGTAACTGGAGCTTTTCAACTTCTCGATCTTAATAAAGTAAGCCTCTATCCCGAGGAGTATAGTCTGAGTTACGAAGATGTCTCGTTCTGCTTGCGTACGTGGCAAAGCGGCAGCCGCATCCTCTATACTGACACCATTTCGGCTATCCATAATGAATCCTCAACTCGTGGCTATTTGCTTGGTGTTAAAGAGCATGAATCAATTACCGCATTCCATCGCGAGCATTTTCAGTTTCCTGTAATCGAAGAGAATCTTCGCAAAGCGAAAGAATGCTATCCTCGTGAATTATTGCAGAGCATACTCGCCCCTCAACCATTTCTGCCATACGTGCGAGATTCGAAAACTCGGGAAGAGCGCTATAGTTATCCCAATCGCAAGGCTGGATGGGCTCTAGCTCGAAAGCATCTGAAACTAGCACCCGTTGGCCTACCACCCAAGGGTTAAACTTATCACCATCATGCCAGCCACGACACCCTTTTGAGATATTTATAATCCAAAGGTCTTCGGCACGACTCATCATGCCTCTGCGCTGAGTGCCGCGGTAGAGATTGACACCATAAACCTTTTGGCGTTCACGAATGGCAAATACAAATAATCTACGAGTCCAAGGCGGGACAGTTATATTTTGATTCACTCTATCTTCCTTCTTTCGTTAACCCAATCTCTTGCCACTATGGGATGCGGCATATCAATCTTACAAAGCTCAGAATCATCAAAAAACACTTCGGGCCTAAAAATACCATCTCCCTGCATCGCGATGATTCTAGGATCGACTCCGATATTAGGACCATTAAACCACTTTTGCATATCAGAAACTTTCAATACTTCATTCTTTCTCACAAATCCATAATGGAAAAGAACAATCTTATCTGTCCAATTATTATTACAAAATCCAGCTTCTAAGTTCTCAGCATCTCCGGTAGCCAACTGGCTCATTTTACCTAATCGAATGACTTGGTCACTAGCTGGTTTTCTCTGATTAGGAATATCGTGTCTGATTTGGTGATCAAAATCCTTCCAAACATGAATCCTTCGACACATAATGGTCTCGTAGCTACCAACAACATTTCTAATAACCCGAATGCTACTTTCATGAAGCACTTCATCAGCCTGAATCATAAAATGCCAATCCATTCCATCCAAATGGGAAATAGCGATATTAGCAAGAATGGCAAGTCTCTCAAAATTTGGAGCACATTCCCATACCGCATTCTTTACAAACTTTATATTTGAATGGTGTTTACAGAATTCTTCCAGCATTTCAGTCGTGCCATCGTCACTTTGACAATCTAGCACCACGACTTGGTCTAGGGGGAGAATACTCTTTATCGATTCAAGAATACAATAGTCATATTTGATCGCATTTCTGATGAAAACAGATCCACCAATATTTCGGATCACCTGCTCATCTCTTTCTGGATCAGTCACGGTGTTCCCTTTCCGGCTGCGCTTGGTTCTTTCTTAACCCACACTGCCCATAGCCCACAACACGGGCACTGAATTTGCCTGTGCGTCTTAGACATTTTATCTGCCCAATAATGCCATTGCAGGTAGCCGCTGGGACAAGACGTGTGCTTCATCAGTAATTATCCTTGTTGCTCAAGATAGACCCGATAATGAATGCAATTACACCGATAATAAAACTTATGAAAGCTAACATTTTACTTCTCCTTCTGTTTTATCGCTCATGGCTTGCCCTTTTTTCCGGCTGCGCTTGGTTCTGAGAGAGCCTGGATTTTCTCAAGTGCTACTTCTGCCCACTTATTCGCTGGATGAATTGGATGGACTGTTTCGACCATAGACTCAAGTGCGTTCACGGCGTAATCCCGCTGACGAGTGAGGCGGTCAATGGTATCGAATAGTCCTGAAACTTGGTCCCTGTAGCACCTTACATTTTCTTTATACCCATCCACCTCGGCCTTTAGCTTGGACATCTCATCGTCATATTCCTTTTCATCACGCAACGCTTTTTCGACTAAGCTTCGGCCACTCATTCATTCCCCTTTCCGTCTGCGCTTGGTTCTGAGAGAGCCTTGACTAGTCTTAAAGTTTCTAAAGCATCTCCCTTATCAAAAGAAATGTTATTGTAAACGCAGTCACCAATGAAGCTGCCAAGTAAATCGCGTTGCTTCGTTAGCCTGGCAACCTGCTCGTCTCGAGATGCGAAACCATCTCGAAATCCTTCCTGGTATTCTGGGTGCAGTGGATGTGGGTGAAGCTGCGCGTCTGTTTTTTGGGTGTCGGTCATTTGATACCTCTTTCATAGCCTTTGCATGATAAGGAGACAGAAAAAGTAATCTCTGAGTCTAGCCTTAAATACGCATCGCATTTTGGACAATTCATATACTTCACCTCGTGCGCTCTTGTTTTGGGTGAGTCTAAATCAAATTTTTCTAGGCACATTGGGCACCACGGGATTATTTCAAATACGCACTCTTTCATCCCCTGTCTCCTTGTCTCGCGCGCTCTTCCCGGCTCCTGGGTTGGGTGGGCTCATTTTTTAGCTCTTTCTTTTTTGGCAACTTCTCTTTGGCAATAGAGGCAAACAAATTTCCCTGTTTTCAGTTCTAAACATACCCCTGGTTTTTTACACCATTCGCACTGAGTAAATTTCATCTCTTCCCTCTCCCCATCGCGGCGCTTGCTAGCTGGTTCATTTCACAACCTCGTAAGTAGTGGTTGCTATTTTACCTTCAAAACCAGATTGAAAAGTTGCTTTTCCAGTTTCTTTTAAATCATCGGCAATATCAGATGGAAAATTGTCGTGCTTTTTAAGCGTGTCGCAATACCAGTTCACAAAACTTTGGTCAACATCCGCATAAACAGTTTTTACTATTATTTTCATCCGCTCACCTCCGCGCCTGTGTTGGGCTGGTCATACCGACCTCGACCCCGACCCCGACCCCGACCCCGACCCCGACCACGACCCCGACCACGACCACGACCTCGACCCCGACCCCGACCACGACCACGACCACGACCCCGACCACGACCTCGACCACGACCCCGACCACGACCACGACCCAGACCGATACTTATTCTTAATCGGCCTACGCATTATTTCAAAACCATGAAGCTCTCTACGGAGTTTAATCGCAGATAAAGAACGTGTGGTAATTTCTGTGCAT